CTATTTTTCGTTTCCAATTTTGTTGCCAATTTTACCGTTCTCCGATGGGCTGGACGAGAAAAAGTTCCGAAAGCCCTGCGCCATTTGGGCAATATCCTTCTGCGCTACGTGCGTGTAAATTTTGTGCATCGTCTCGTCATCTGCCCACCCGCCAATTTTCATTGCTATCTTTTTCGGCATCTGGAGGTGATAAGCCAGAGACGCGAAGCTGTGCCGCAATCCGTGGTTCCCGACTTTCGGCAGGCCGTTGGCGGAACAAATCTCGTTTATCCTTGTGCATATCCACCCGCCGGTCAGGTTGACGACATAGCCTTCCTTGTTATCAACTGCCTTTAGTGCTTCCATCAGCGGCTCAATAATCGGCACCGTGCGCCGGGAAGAATCGTTTTTATTCTGCTTCTTGTGAACCAGCTTGCCGCCGTCCCCGGCCACTCTTGCCCCGTGGACATATATTATTTCGTTCTTGAAATCGACCTTGTCCCACGTCAGCGCCAGCATCTCCGACCTGCGCAAGCTGGATAATTCCAGCAGGGCGGCAATTTCTATCGATTCCCCTTTTATGGCTTGCAGGAACACCGGTATCTGATCCGGATCAAGGTACGGCTTTTCGTTGTGTTCCTTTTCCGGCAGGGTCACGCGCGGCCTGCGTCCGGTTTCCTCGAATATCGCTGCGGAAATCAGCATCCACACATTTTTGATATATTTCGGGGACAGTGATTTCGCTTCCCTGCGGATGGCGGCTTGCCACTGTTCGTCCGTGGTGGTGTATACGTCAGCCGCCATCATGCTTTGGAAGCGTTGCTTGCGGTAGGATTCATACGCATAAATCGTTGACGGCGACTTGAATCCCTTCCGGGCGGCTATATATTTATCAAGCGCGTCCCCCAGCGTTTTCCCCCGCTTACCGGGCGCGGCCTTCGCTTCGATAACGCCGTTTTTCAAGGCGAGATATTCGGCCACGCATTCATCATATGTATCTTTCGTAATGGATACGCGGCGATCCTCTATCAATACACGTGTGTGCCACGCACCTGAGGGGAGCTGCTTAATTTTTGGGAGCCTGATTTCCGGCTCCTTCTTTCTTTTTGCCATTTCGTTCGCCTCCACTTAAAAGCCTGTGGAAAATCAAAAATGCCGTGAGCATAAAAACAGCGGCGATTCCTGCCGCGCCAAATAAAATTACCGCAGAAATCTTTTCGGAGCGAATCAGCCCCATTTCCGTGTTCCGGGCATCCAGCACCATATAGATTATGAGTACCGCCGCCAGCAGAATGTTTAATGCGCACTGCCCGTAAATCAAGGGCTTATCCTCCCTTTGCACGGATGCAAGCGCACTGTCTTTTTGGGAAAGAGCGTCGCTTTGCTTGCGGATTCTGGTATCTCGGGCAGATATTCCCGCCTCCTGTATCCGGCTCCGATCAAGGAGGCGGGATATTGCGGCGTCCTTTTCTTGCAACATTTCGTCTTTGTGTTCGATTTCCAGCTGCAAAAAATCCACGGTAACGGAATCGTCGCTTTTCTGCGGGGAAAGCCCGATAAGCTCGTCTGCGGATAATTCCAGGCTTGCGCATAGGGCGCACACATCCATGAAGCCCGGGTTCATCAGCGTACCGGCAAAGAAACGGTTTAGGGTTGTTCGCGGTATCCCGGTTTCGTCGGCCAGTTGCTGAATGGTTTTGCCTTGCTGCTGCTTGGCGGCCTTGATTTTTTCCACCAACGTCAGGCTTTGCTCGTGCAGCGCCGAAATACGTTCCTCCGTGGGCAAAATAACTCGCTCCTTTCATTTTGGCACACGAAATCTACGCCGTGTAAACGGATTGTACGATTTGCGCGTTTACTTTTACAGTGGTAGGGGCTATGGTAAAGGTGCAACCGGCAAGGGACACACGGCATTACCGGCGGCAAGCCCCGCCACCTTGTGGCACGGGTGGCGGGGCAAATCACCTATAAAAGCCGCTTTTGCACGTTGTTGCAAACCCTCAAAAATGTATTCATGTCACCGGTAATCTGTGATTGTAGAATGGAAATAAACTCGTCTTTGGATAGGAGTACTTTTTTTATTTTAAGGCTGTCATATGTTTCAGATATCAGAATATCGTATGGCTTACTAGGAGAAAACGCATCTAATATCCTTTGCAACAAACGGAAACCAAAACCGCAGCAATCATTGACGAGCTCTGCGTAAGATGGAATCGTACCACTCTTAAAACCGGTTTTTCGAAATTCAATCTCAAGTTCAAATCTTTTTGCGGCGATGTAGTTCAATGATTTATCAAGTGCATCTAGTATGATTGTGATTGCATCACCATACCGCTTTTCCTCGATTAAAAAATCTGCTTGCTGGTAGCGAATGGATACATACGGGCTATAATTCCCGCGATCGATGTCCCTGAAAGCTTCCAACTGCAATCGGTTTAGCTCAGCCCAGATTCTATCACGCCATAGTCTTGCCGGATATCCCTGCATTGCCTTGTTTATTGTCCACACAGAAATATTGCTATATCTATATCCGTGCATGTATATTACATACTCGTTTTCCTGCAATTCAGTCTTGCCTAATTCAGTAAGCGCATAGTTTCGACAATTAACATTACGCTCAATCGCATCGGGGGCTACCTCGTTTGTGATACGCAAAATCAAATCAGGCTTCTTACCAGTCGCTTTCAACCCACTTTCGGATAAAATAGCTTTTAACTCCGGGACTTTCAAATTACCGAGAGATTCCACAGCAGAACATTTCCGAATGAACCCTTTTGACACCAAGGATTCCAACAGCTCGTTGGGATTAGAAACGGCGTATTTGTAATACCAAAACTGTTGGAAATTCTTTTGCCCGACATGAAATTTTGGAGCATAGGAAAGCATGAGAATTTCATGGGGGCGGAGACCGTTTTTGCTGGGGAATGAGGCATCTCTCAATTTCTTGATTTCGCGAACGGTGTCGTATTGTTGCTGTCTTAATTCCTCTGGTGTTGGTTCATGTACAGATATTGAAATATTTGCGTTTGCGCGACTTATGGCCTTTTCGTTTTGACGGGTAGGTTTTTCCACAGTAGCATTTCTCCTTTATTTCTATATCGGCGGTTGCCGGAGAGTACAAAATAATCCCAACGCTGGACAATCACACAGGAAAATAACACCACGTTCGACATATAATTTCAACGAAAAGAAAAATTTTTGTGCAAATTTCTAATTAGTCCGGTTTATTGGACAGAACATGGTGTACTATGTGGCTTGTAAGCAAACAAACGTTTATAAATACACAATGGAGGGTACAGACATGAAGGAAAGAGAAGAACTGATCCGGTACATATCCAATTTGGCAGAAGCAGACATGAAGAAAATCATTCAGCGTCTTCCAGAATTGATTTCAAAACTCGAAGCGCAAGGGCTGCCTGTTCGTCTGTTAAAGGATACACATATTGAATAAGCCGCGCTTTTACGTCAGACAGCTCACTGGGAACGGTGAGCTGTTCTTTTTTGTCGGCGCTGTCCCAACCCATAAGGAATGATGTCGTTACGCCGATTGCGCTTGCAATTTTTTCGAGCCGATCAATTGGAACCTTCTCCGTCTGCCCGGTAGCATACCGCTGTAAAGCAGACTTTGGAATACCTGTTTTGTCCGATAAATCGCCATAGGAGATATCCTTGCAAGTTATCGTTTCTAGGATTCTCTTTGAAATATCGCTCATAATGGCACCTCCCTTCTGCGTATAGAATAACACGGTTATCCCAAAATTGCAATACCGGAACAAAAAATTTTTCAAAATTGTCCCAATTTTGGGTTGACAAATGAGGAGAAGCGTGATAGTATAAAGGCGTCCCAAAAATGAGACGGAAGGAGGGCAAAGCATGTCGACGAACAAGTTAAAAGGGAAGATTGTAGAAGCGGGATTTACTCAGCGGTCTCTGGCTCTGGAAATCGGTATGTCCAAAAACACATTGAATTCCAAGGTGAACGGGAAGATTCCGTTTAACACTATCGAGATAGAGGCTATATGCGAGAAGCTTGGCATCACCGACCCGGCAGAAAAAGCACTTATTTTTTTACACTAATCGTCCCAAAAATGGGACAAGCCTAGCAAACCAGATAACGGGAGGTGATCGCCGATGGCGTCCAACACTTTCACACATTTCACAGGGAAAACAAAACGGATTCAGACGCCGAAGCGAAAAAAGAAGCCAAAGCAAAAACGAGTTCACATGAACAAATACGAGCATTCGCGGAGGAGGTGAATCCGGTGCAGATCACAATTGAAGGAACGGTAAAAGAGGTTGCCGCCCTTGTACTGGAACTACAAGAGCGGCGCAGGAACGAATCAGAAGTCTCCAATACTTATGCCTGCAATCTGGTCGTAAAAGATGACGATATTTCCAATATTGACATCTGCTCCATTCCCAAGACGGATGCGAGCGTCCGTTAAGTGCAAATACCCGTCATTGCCATCAACATTATCTACGCCGTATTGGTCAGCGACTTCCCTGAGAAATTCAGCAAAGAATAGTTTTTCCAGGGCTGCATCACCTTCATCCAAGATTTTGCCTGAGATAATCCCAGCAGATGTAACAATGATGATTCTATTCATTTTCAGCCCATCGGATTTTGTTGCCAGCGCAATAGTCCGAATAATTTGCTTTTTCAGTGTATCACCCACAATATCACCCCCTTTCGAGGTGATTCTACCACGGCAAAAATCATTTATCAATAGCCGAAACGGCCTGAAAAGGCCGTCCGCCGGAACCGCCCACCCGGCGCTGATGATGGCAGGGCAAACACCGTGACAATATGAGCGCCCCCGCTTTTATGGCTCTGGGTATTGGGTATCCATCCCCATGTAAAAGGCACGACCACCCGGAAATTGCTCGACGGGGCTTGACGGTGAAGAAAATATCGGGTAGTTGGCATTCAGCTTGAATGAAAAATTTAGTAAAGGAGGAAATGAAAATGCCTGAGAAAATCGTAACCGTTCTCGAAAATATCGCGGCTGTAAAAGGCCAGGACTACGTTGAGGGGCTGGTGGATATGGCGAATATCCTTGCCCCCAAGGTAAAGCCCGCAGATAAAGAGAGCGAGGGGAAAAACAATGCCTAGAATCCAGCAGTATGCCGAGCGCTACGCAGTGGAGGATTTCTGGAAGGAAATCGACCGCTGCTGTCCCCTGGCGGGGATTCAGAGCGATAACGCTGTAGCGCTAGAAGAAAAAACCGGGGTAGACCATCAGACCCTTCGGAACTATCGGAAGGGCAAAACCGAAATGCGGGTAAGCGTCCTGAAAAAGCTGGTGACCACCCTCCACCCCAACCCGGCGGTGATTCTGAAAACCCTGGGGTACTCTGAGAAGGAGATACGGGCGTTTGCGAGGGAATTGCAGTGATCAGCCACGCGGTGGCGTAGCGAGGCTGAGCAGTGGTAGGCGCTGCAAAGGCGAGGATAGCACGGGGAGGCGAAGCCGCGGCTTGGCACCGAGTGGCTGAGCAAGGGCTATGATCGGCTCAGCGGCGCAGCGCACAGCGTCGCAAGGGCATTGCATAGAATCGCTAGGCGAGGGCACGCACAGCAAGGGCACCGATAGGGACAACAAAGCAAGGCAGAGCAGAGGCAAGGGGAAGCACAGCTGGGCAAGGGCACTGATATGGTGCGCGTTGCAACGAGAAAACCGCCCCCGGGCGTGCGGAACACCCGAGAGCGGCAGTCAATGGAAATCATCTTTATTTTACCAAAAGAAAGGAAAAAAGTCAAATGGAAATCAGCAAAATCAAGGCAAGAATCACATTTTTTGAGGAACTTCTGGGTACGTGCAGCGGAAATAAGGAGCTGCACCGGGAGTTCATCGCTTCCAAGGCTCCCGACGCCGAGAGCATGGAAGAGGAAGTCGCCGCAATCGGCGTGGACGGCATGATGGAGAAATCCATGACGGTATTCCCCCGGGACGAGAACGGGCAGCCGTTCCTGTATGACTACCAGATCAAGGGCTTTTTCAAGGATTCCTGCGGCGTTCTTCGGAAGGTTCCCGGCACAAAGGCCAGCAAGATCAAGGCGTACAAAAAGGAAATCGACGGCCTCCTGTTTGTCTCCCCCCGAAAGATTCCCCTGGACCTGAACGGCGGCGAGATTGGCGTGTGTGAGCGCCCCCTCCGGGCATCCACGGCGCAGGGTGAGCGGATTGCCCTTTCCAGCAGCGAGACAGCACCGGCAGGGACTTCCATTGAGATTCAGATCGATTGCCTGACCAAGGACATGCACGATCTGGCACTGGAATGCCTGGAGTACGGCAAGCTTCGGGGTATCGGCCAGTGGCGAAACAGTGGGAAGGGACGCTATACATACGAGCTGATTTAAGGCGCAAGGGCATAGCGTGGATTGGCCTCGCTTAGCAATGGCTTAGATATGAGATGCGTTGCAGAGGCGTGGCCAAGCAACGAAAAGCGACGCAATGGCTCGGCAATGAACAGCAATGATAAGCATCGTAGCGGCATGGCAAAGCATCGAAATCCTACGCAATGGCTCAGCACAGCACAGCTTGGAAAAGCATGGATTTGAAATCTACGGCAGAATGCCGAAATTGAAAGGAGTTATTTATGGCGAAATACAAAGTTGGGGATAAGGTGTGGATCGTGAGCAAGAGGCCGCAGAAGAACTGGAACCCTTATATGGACAAGTATCTGGGAAAGACCATGACGATCATAAAATCCGGAATCAACAATAAAGGAGTTTACTATTGCATGGAGGAGGATCGCAACGATTTTCTTGGGCATTGGTGCTGGTACGAATACATGATCGCTGGCCTTGCAGAGCCTGAGCGGGAACCCTGCACCGTGGAACTCCGCTTTGACGGGATGATTACCACGGCCGTCTTGAAACGGGGCGGGCGTGGCGTGAAGACCGCAGAAGCCCGGTGCAATCCGAAGAAGGATACCTACAGCAGAGCGGAGGGCGCAAGGGTCGCCGTTGAGCGGCTGTTCGAGAAGAAGCGCAAGGAGGACAAGCCGGAAAAGTACACGCCCAAGGTTTGGGACAGGTTCTTGGTCGTATCCAACCCTAGCCATTACTGCTCTAGTGTTGGAAAAATTGTCACGCTCTATGACAATTCCGGAAGCATAAAACTTTACAAAGATAGCGACGGGGCATTGCTGTATATTCGCGATTGCAACGTTAAGCCCTACAAGGAGAAATCCAAATGATGCCGAACGAGGTTGCCCAGCTTCGCACCATGGCGGAGATGAACCGCCGCTTGCGCCGGGAAAATGAGCATCTGCGGGAATCCCTTTTGATGGAATCGGAGGAACGCAAGGCGTTTGACGATGAGAACGTGGAGCTTTTCGACGTAGTCCACCGAAATCATGAGGTCAGGGGGTGAGGATATGGCAAGCAGAAGCAAGCCCGTGGATGCCCGGTGGGAGCCGGTTCCGGAGAACCGGAAGCCGTTCAATATCAAGGAATGCGTTTTCCATGTTCTCCCATATGCGGGGCTGAATCTGGTGCTTTTCTGGTGGCAGCAAGCCGATTTGCTGGCAGACAGGGCGGCAGTTCCCGCAATGTGGGTGTGCGCCATCCTGATGGGTGCCGGTATCGGGCGGTGCATCAGAGGGCGATAAAAAGCCGCCCCCGATGTTGCAGCACCGGGGACGGCAAGACACAGAGATAACGAACATAGTCGCATCTACAATATATCAAATAAAGAAAGGAAAGTCAATGGACGTTTTTGATAGCATGGAGCCGTGGCGACAGGCTGAACAGTTGGCGGCGGATGCCGACTTTCGGGAATCGGTACTCCCGAAGTGTGCCAGGTGCGGACGTCCCATCACAGACAGCAAACTGGTATATATCCCGGCGCATGATGAGTTCTACTGCCTGGATTGCATCGATTCCATGACGGAGTTCAACGAGGAAGCGGAGGTGGAGTGATATGCCTAACTTTATTGACCGCACAGGGCAAAGGTTTGGAGGCTTGACGGTTGTAAGCCTATACAGCCGTTGCTCAAGGAAAGAAAACAAGCAAACACAGTGGCTTTGCAAATGCGATTGCGGCAACGAGGTTGTAGTTAGGAATGGGAACCTGGTTTCTGGCAACACAAAAAGTTGTGGATGCCTTAGATTCAAGTCGCAGGGAGCATATGTGCCAAACAAAAATCGTGTGTACAACTCATGGCACGCAATGAAAGCAAGGTGCTACTCTCCGTGTAACAACCGATACCATTTGTATGGAGGCCGTGGTATCCGTGTCTGTGATGAATGGAAGAGCTCTTTTGATGCTTTCAAAGAATGGGCTTTTTCCCACGGATATGCAGAAAACCTGACAATTGACCGTATTGACCCAGACGGGAATTATTGCCCGGAGAATTGCAGATGGATTCCACCGGAAATGCAGTCTTCAACAAGGAGGTGTGCAAAGCGTGCATGAAACAATTTCCTTTGTTTCGACGGCTGATATGCCCCATGAAGAATGGCTACGCCGTAGAAAGCATTCAATCGGCGGGTCTGACGCCGCAGCAGTAGTTGGCCTAAATCCCTATATTTCCCAATACGCCCTATGGGCGGAAAAAACAGGGAAAGTCCCTGGATTTGAAGGAAATTTGGCGACGGAGGTTGGAGCCTTCCTTGAGGAATTTGTTGCAAAAAAATTTGAGAGTGAGACAGGAAAGAGGGTCAAGCGCAGGAATGCTTTCATCTACAACAGCAAATACCCTTGGGCCCATGCGAACGTGGACAGAGTGATTGTTGGAGAGGATGCGCTATTAGAGATAAAGACCTGCGATTCCCTGAGTATGAGGAAATTCGCAAATGGCGAGTATCCGTCAAACTATTACGCCCAAATGGTGCATTACTTGGCAGTAACAGAGAAAAAGCGTTGCTATCTGGCTGTACTCATTGGTAACAAGCAATTTAAGTGGTTCGCAGTCGAGCGGGATGAAGCTGAAATATCCGCTCTGATGATGGCGGAAGAAAGCTTCTGGGAGAACGTACAGAGCGAAACGCCCCCGGCCATTGACGGCATGGATTCCACCATTGACGCCCTGAACGCAGAGTTCCCGGCCAGC